ACAACGCCACAACAAATTTGCAGTAGCTTTGACAGCATTACCGCTGTGTTAGCCGCAGTAACCTGCCCTTCGGAGAACGTTGTTACCGCCTTGTCTTGCATCTCTTTAAACGCTTTCTTCTGCTGGGACGTTAGCTCAGTCGCCCTGTTGACAAAGTTGGTGTCTGGCAGGTCTTTACACTCGTCCAGCGAGAACCGTATTGACGGCTGTAGCACTTTTTTGCAGGTGTCCAAGGCGTCTGGCCTCGGTATCCACTTAAACTGCGACACCTTCTTCATCACAGTTTCTTTGAAAGATGTGTAGCTTCTGGCTACATGTGGCGATTCAACAAGCCTCGCTAACGTCCACGCATCGGCTGGCGTCTGCGATATGGGTGTGCCTGTCAGTAACCACAACCAAGGCTGGTGTTGCTTCAGCCAATTAAAAAATATCTTGTACCGTTGTGAGCTAGGCGTCTTGAGCGCGGTCGCTTCGTCGTAGATAACAACGTCAAAATCATTTAGTTCTTTGCTTAGCCCCGTGAAGCCATCGTGGTTAATGATGACGTACTGGACGCCGGGGGTGTCTAGCAACTTAAGCCTTTTCTGTCGTGTACCTGTGCAGATAACAAAGGATCTGTGCGGCAGGTGCATCTTTAGCTCTCTACCCCAAACTTCTTTGGTGGTTGATAGGGGCGCTATGATTAAAACTTTCTTGGCTTCGCCAGCATTTATCAGATAGTCAGCGGCCCAGATAGAGCTTATTGTCTTGCCCGTCCCCGGTGCGTTAAGGCACAAAGCACGCTTATTAAGGGACAGAAACTCAGCGGTGTTTCGCTGGTGCTCCATCGGCTCAAAGCGAGCAGGGTAGTCGTAGTAGTAACCAATAGGGGAAGGCACAGTAATGCCCATGTTGCGCAAAACCATACACTCTTGCACGCCGTGCGGTACAACGAGTAAATCTTCCCCATCTTTGCGTAACGTCTTTGCGTGTGGCATGACGGTCGCAATGTCATCATTAATAGATGACTTTAGAACGACTTTCTTTTGTTCTGGCACTACAAGCACAGAGCGGCCCACCCCCTAAACTCAGCTTCCCATCCTGTCAGTGACACGCCTTCGCGAACGATCCAGCATTGTCCCCCGCTTTGCAGTATGCGCCCTATCTCACGAACTTGATTAGCGGTTGGCTCGTTTTTGCCGAACTTCGTTTCGATACCAAAAAACTGACCGTTCACTTGTCCGATAAAGTCAGGTATACCCGAGCGCCCGTAGCCGTTCGCAGGGGGCATGAAGTAGTAGCATTGATCTACTGAGTCCAGCACCTTGCGAACGGCCTTCTTTACGTCACCTTCGTTCTTCATGCGTACAGTGAAGCACCAAGAATGAAGCCCATACCAAACAACACAACCGCAATCAACACATGCTCAAAACTAATTGCTTCGATAAAAGTTGGCTCGGTTTTTGCAGGGGTTGACTCTGGCTCAACAGGCGGTGCTACGGGAATATTAAGAAACGTATCAAACGAGTTCTCCCGTTTCAGTTTGTTCAGCCTGTTAGCTATTGAGCTTTCTGAACGCCGCAGAGTTTTAGCCATCTCTTTATAGCTAACGCCGTCTGCCTTCATTTCAAACAGTTTTTGGTCGTGTTTTGCAGACCATGCTTTGTACTTAGCCACTATCGTCTCCTTAGTCTAGCGTCTGGACAAATTTCCTTTGCAGGACACCACGGACACAACCCGCTTGGCTTGGTTTCAAACACACCCAAGTCAATCGTTTCATGCACGCGATCAATGCGAGGCTTCAATGCGCCCCACAGAGATTCTAAATATCGACGTTCATACGTCGTGTTCGTCGTTTTGTTAAACCGTAACCAAATAAACGAGGTCTTTACTGTCTGCACTTCGGGGAAGTGCCAGAAGATCATCGCCGCAAACAACTGTAGCTGTGTGGGCGACTCTCTTACCTTGCCTGTTTTGTAGTCTAAACAGTATGCTGTGTCGCCGTCAATAACTAAAACGTCAGCGATTGATCGAAAGTACGCATCGTTTGCAAACCAATCAACTGGCTCAAGATTCTCATTCACCGCCATCTGGTACTCAAACTTCTTCTCGCCAGAGCGCGACATAATTACGTCTACGATGTTGCCCCACTTCTTGAGAGACAACTCATCTTCTTCTGTTAATCCCGTGGGATTAAGCTCGCCCCTGCCGTAGTCTTCCAGCACCTTGTGTACCCGATGCCCGTAGTCAATCGCCTCGCTACTCGCCATTCGCACGGACTTGCTAACGTACAAGTAGTCAAACTGGGCTGGGCAGTTTTCAAACGTACTCAACCTGCTGTAAGAAAGAGCCATCTTGTCGCTCATATACGCGGCCTCTCCATAGTTACTTCGCTTTCTGTTTCGATCCATACCCTAGCGCCACAGTTAAGTGGCTTGTCTGGAGAGTGAACAACTCGGGAAGGGCCGTGAATGAATACGCCGTGGCAGTACGTATTCTTTTTGCCTTGCTTTACTGTTATCGGCGGCTCATGTTGCGACGGATCGGACACTTTAAGATTACGTCTAATAACGTGCTGATTAACGTGTATCCTAGTAATCATTTGGCTTCTCCATACGATGCTCCCACCTCTGTTTCGCAAGCTACGGGGATGTAACCCCTGCACCACTTAGGTGTCAGGTTCAGACATTCCTCCATGTAAGCTCGCGCTTCAACAAGTTCATCATCAGGGACAATGCACACAGCTTCGTCATGTACCGATAGCTTTACCGGATACCGCTGATTGATCCTAGCAGTCTGCCACATAACAATCTGCATTGCCGCATGTTGGCAAAGATTTTCTACAACTTTCGGGCCAAAGATTCTGACTTCTTCGTTGCGGCCCATCGTATACACCCAGCCATCTTTTTTGTAGCGTAGCTTATGGTATACAACCCCCGGCTCTCCCGGCCTGCCGAAACCTTCGTTTTGTGTAATGAACCAACTTCTTATATCAACAGGCTCAAGCCAGTTCTCGTTCGATATATTAGGTAGCACAGAGTGCTCGCAGTGTTGCCACAGTTTAGTTACTTCGTAGTGGACACTGCGGTAAAGCTCAACGATCTCGTAAGCTCTGTCCATTGAGATAGGTTCTGCGCCTATGTACTTACCTTGTAGGTTAGCCATCTCTTGGAAGCGTGCGGCACCTGCGCCGTATTGCAAGCCGAGCATAGCGGTCTTACCTAGAAACCTCTCTGCTTTGTCAGCTTTGGTTATCTCCCTACCGAACATACGGGAAGCAAAGTCGCAGTACATATCGACTCCCGCCTCCAGCTTTTTAATAACATCAGTTTGCCCTGCCAAAGCCATCACGGTACGCAGTTCGATATTAGATGAGTCGCCAACAAGTACAGAGTGTCCTTCGGGGGCGCGGAGCGCGTTACGCAAACCAGCACTGATCCCTCTGGCTGGTAGGTTCTGCCAATTAACTTTGTTGCCGCCGGAGTACCTTCCAGTTGTTTTAGCGCCCCAATAGTTTAAGTACACAGGAAGTGGGCCACGCTTTGTCATCTCAATGAAACGCTCGGCCCGTGTCTCTGCAATAGTGGTCTTAGCGCCCAGCCTAGCGGCTACCAGCGCCTGCACTTCTGAGTCAGGATGCTCCTGCAAAGCCAGAAACTCTTTATCTGTCTTAGCAAAGGCAAAAGTAGTCTTGCCCGTTCTGGGGCTTACTTTGGTAGGCGGGTACACACCAAGGGCGCGTAGCTTCTCCGCAAACTTGGCGCTCGACATAATCTCAGAGCGGTCAGCTTGTGCCAGCGCTAACAGCCCTTCTTTCCTCTGCACTTCTTTGGTGTATAGATCCTGCATGAGATCAAGATCACCAACAAACTCTGGCTCTGTGAACATACGGATCGTCATGTCGATCAGCAAGTTATTAAGTACAGGTGACTTATAGGAAAGTTTCCGGTGCAAATCGCGACAGATTTCAACGTCAGTAAGACAATATGCTTCGTAGTCTGCGAACGTGTCAGCGTCCATGTCAGCGAGACGGACGCCTTTCATGTTGTGGACGGCTGTGCCCTTGCTTTGTAGTTTGTAGTATCTAGCCATATTAGCTAGTGAGTGAGAGCGCAAGTACGGATGCACCATGCGAGACAAGGCTTGCGTACAAGTCCACATTCGTGGGTTTATTCCATAACGCTTAGCTAGAATATACCCGTCGAACATAGTGTTGTGGCAACAAATTTGTACGTTGTTCCAATCACACAGGCCATCAAGTTTTTTCTTGATGGATTGCTCGTCGCCAACGACGGAGAAAGGTTGCTCGTCGTCAATCGCCACGCCAACCATGATAGTTTCGTAGCGATCATCAACAATGTAGGCATCTGTTTGGAGTTTACTAAGTGAGTAGTCGGAGTCGTAGTACGTCTCAAAGTCAACGTAGACTGTACGCATCACGCTCCCCCCTTGGGTCTATGCCAAGGGACAGTTGTAAGTACCACATCTGCTTCTCGACTTCTTGTTCTTCGTTGTCTTTACGCCCCCTTCGCCAGCTATATTTAAAAGCCGCGAGCTTTGCGTAGATACGCACTTCTTCTTCACCGTACGCGGCAAGCATAGCGTCTATACACTCTATCTCGTTATCTTGCCGGTAATGGTCTGGGTTTATTGGGTCGCTTTCCCTCTTCATTTTTGATCCCTTTAAGTTTGGTTTGGCACTGTTCGCACAGTGCCTTGACTATTGGAACTCCACATCGGTTGCACGTATAGCAGTGGCGCATTAATCCACATCCTCATCACTTGTTGGGAAGAAGATGGTAACGCCACGCCTCTGGCTAGTACCTTGAAACCAATCGCTGTTGGGGCAAGTCTCCAGCCATTTAAACAACTCATGACTAGACATAACCTTGTTGTTAGTCAGCATCCGCTGGGTTGTTGCAGGTAAAGAACCTAGCTCCAACACGCGATACCCAGATTCGCTGTAGCAGTCAACGCGCCCGTCATCACGAATACGCATAGTGCTACCCTTAATTTCTACCCATTCTCTTTCTTCTGCCATCTAATCCACCATTGAGTAAGCTAACGTAAGAAAGGCAATGAACAACAACGCACCTACCGCCTCGTTGAGAAAAATGTTGCCACCAAACTCGCGCTTTTGCCACGCACGTAAGTACTTAAAGAATGATAAATCATTCATTAGTTGTCTCCTTGATGTATTAAGTAAGTAAAAAGCCCCCCGAAGGGGGCAAGACTTTTAGGAGTAATAGTCTACCACTCGCACTCATGTAATGCTTGTGGCACCTTGAATATACTCCTGTAAAAACTTTTTGCAACTACTCAGGGTATAAAATTATCTCGACGGGTGCCTCCCCGCCTTTGAAATCTACATCCTCAAGTGCTTTGATGGATAAGTCATTAAGTATAGCCATAGACTTTTTGAACCTGCGGCTCATCTGGTCAGCGGCCTGTAGCGCGATCAATATTTCCCCAACGTACTCCTGCGCGGAGTATTCTTCTTGGTCAGCGTCCATAACACTACGTCTTTTCTCTAATTAGCTTCCCCAGATCCCTAAAGCCGTTAAGGTCTTCAAGCGTGTGGCCTAAGAACTCGTACTGCTTGTTTAGCAGATACCTAGCTTTCATAAGCTCAGTAGCCATTGCCAACTGCTGATCTTTACTCAGACTATGCCAATGATACTTCTGTGTTACGAATAACTCCAGAATTCTGTCGTCTATCCTATCTTTCATTACTACTCCTTAATCCCACGGGATTAATGTACGTTGTGCATAGTTAGTGAAGCACGTACTGGGTAAGCTCGTTCGTTAAAACCGTCAATCGCTGACATAATAAACGTTAGCAACGCCAACACATCATGCTCGCTGTTCCCCATAACTAAGTAAGAGGGAGCGTCGTAAAACGCTCGCTCCCTTGCATCCAGTAGGCGGTGGATAAAGTCATCTATTTCTTCGGCTGAAGAAAATTCTATACTGCCCCCACCTAAACCAAGCTGGATGATTGCATCGTTTTCGTTATCGTCGTCCATTACTACGTTCGACTTACTCGGTTTCGCCTACAAGCATACCCCATAAGCTACCCGCGTAGATAATGAATTCTTGACTAGACAACTTCTTGCCCACATTAACGATGCCGAACCGCCTAACGTCATCGTCATCTCCGTCGTCTATCGACAACTGAGCGATTTTAGCCATCATATCAGCAGGTAGTTGAGACATTGGCTCTACGTAGGTAGCTGTGAGTCGTTTGTAATCAGACACACTAGAACGCCAATGATCTTCAGTACCCAGACTGTTAAATAGTTCGTTTGCTCGGGAAATCGCATCGTTAAGCCTAGCGTCTTTATCCCCGAACGTATGCCAAACAAGGTCAGTGAGCTTCTTAAAGTCACCTGCCAGAAACCTATCTGCAACAGGCGCATCAAGTAACGTATAGGAAACTAAGTCGGAGTTAGGTACGAGTCGTAAGTAACACATCCGCGAGCTTTCGATAGCGGAGTCTACAAAAGTGACGTAATTGTGGCGTAGTTTGTTCCACAAACTAGTCGCTTCTGCCGGAATATTTGGCGAGTCAATAAGGAACTTAAGTACCTTGATACCGCCCTCGTCACCAAACGCATCGTTAAGCGTTCCCTTAAGACCACGTATACTCTGCGATATAGTTTGTTGCTTATGCCTTATTGGACCTAGGATGTTGTGATGTTGATCCTCAAACGCCACATACTCTCTGACCTTAGTGGGTGGTGTCCACTTGGCATACTTCCTTGCCAGTTTCATCGCAGTCTCCGCACTTGAAGTGCTTTGTACTTGCGAGCGTTCCCTATGTACCAGCAACGGGCTACGGAACAAATACTGCTCTGTCCCATGAGCCTTGTTACCGCTGGTTGATATAGCGGCACTGGCGTAGTCGGAGTCCTTGTGAAAGATTATTACGCTATCTATAACAGGTATCAGCAAGCCAGCAGTGTATGGTTCCATATCTTTGTAGATATTAAAGTACCGATCCGTACTCCTAAGCTCAAGGCGAGGGAACACTTCAAGGTATGGCATAACTGATGTTAGTTCGTCCAGCACCTCAAAGAGTAAAGGCGTCATAAAGAAGCCAAACTTATGGAACGCGTCTATGTTGACGCTGTTGAAAACCCTGTTTATATCCCGTTGTGAATCAGCAACAAGTCTATCTTTCTGCGCTCGGAAGATTTCTTTAGGAATGGTAAACATGTTCTCAAGCATGTAGCCAGAGTCTTGACTACGTGTAGGGTCTGGCACGCGGGTAGCCATATCCCTACTAGTCCTACTGACAGCACTGAGCCATGAGTAAAGCACATCTTGGTCAAGCTCGACGCGCTTGGCTTTGGTGGTTCGCTTTTTAACAGTCATTGATTACTCCTTAATAAGTAAATTAGTTAGTCAGATAACTTTGCGGAATTCTACTACCGCGATGGTTTCGCCCTTGTGTACTACCTCATAGTTATCGCCGTAGTGCGTAGCACCTTGGCGAGCCATGTCAGCTAACAACACCATAAGCGAACGGCCTATGGTGTCTACGTAAACGATACGGGCGGCATCGTCTACTGTTAGCCAGTTATTGCGGGTATCGGTGGTGATACCCAGTTCTTCAAAGCCACGAACAAGTTTGCTTTCTGTCCGTGTAAGTCGAGTAGTAATGTTCTGCTCAAACTTGGACAGGCGGCTGATTAGATCATCCTTCATTTCGTTCTCCTTACAACTGAACGGGAACGGGAGTACCGAACGGCACATCGTCCTTGCTATGTGTCAGACCCCACACGCATGGGATACCGGGGTCCATTAGTTCATTTAAGTCACCATATAAGTCAGTGAAGTAGATCATACCGCAATAGTCGTCCTGAGACTCCTCAAGATGATCGAACACGGGTTTAAACCGCGTGCCTCCACCCTGACATGGTTTAAATTCAACTTCTTCACCATGCTCAAAGCGATCAACTCGTAACACCGCGCTGTCACAGTAGACAACTTCGACAAACGCGGGGCGGGTGTCACTAACGATAGCGTTGATCTCGGCGGAGACTTGTGCCAGTTCAGTCGGATCACCCCACATCGAACCGGATACGTCAGCACCGATCAACAAGCCACCTAGTGCGTCAGAGTGTAGCGACGGCAAGTAGATACCTTGCGACACGAACCGCCTACGTGGGCGTTGGAATGTATAGTCATCCTTAGCCGACTCGGACATCATGTTGCGTAGTACATCAGTCCAAGCCACTTTCGGCTTACCTATATCTTCCAGTATGCGATCAACTAGGCCAGAGCCTTGCCCACACTCTTTAGCCATCTTAGCGGCGGCTACGATTGTGGCCTCAAGGTCTGCCTTTGTTGCCTCGTTGACAGCATCCTCAATGTCACCCTCGCCATCGAAACCACCGGCTGGATAAGGTGAGTCGTTGCCATCACCTTCCTCATCACCATCTGGGTTGTCTGGCTTATCAGGTGGAGGTGGCGGGTTGTCCTTCAGCTTCTGATAAACTTCTTCAGAGGACATTGACTCCGTTACCCAATCAACGAACACGCCACCGTCAGGTAGCTCATAACCACGCTTGCGTATGTACGCATTAATGATCGCATCGTTGGCGTAATTCCACAGTCTGGGATCGCGCCCTTCACGCCGCCACATGTGCATTAACACAACATGCAGGGACTCATGCAGGACAAGGCCGAACAACTGCGAATCGGTACACTTATCTGTTACGAAGTCGGGGCTAAACTTCACCCAAGACCCGTTGGTAGCGGCAGTCGGCACATCAGGTGTCACCTCCCGCTTGATCTTGCTCATCACTGCCGCGATGAACGGCTCGCGTATGCCTAGCTTGCTGTACGCAAGACCCACACGCTTTTCAACTAGAGATATATCAGTCATTAAGTTCTCCTTAATCCCACGGGATTAAAACGGTACGTCTGCATGTACTTCTACATACTTCTCGTACAAGTTATCAAGAGCAAACACCGCATCAACGTACAACTTAGCTTGCTCAAACGTTTTGAACCGCGTTGAAGAAGCGCCAGAGTGTGCCCAATCCAACTGCGCAAACCAATGATGGTCGGCGGTTTCTTGGAGTACACCCACGTTCTGGAGCTTCCCGTTAGGCATGGGGCATTGAACAAGCCAATGCTCCCGCACACAGATATGCGTATCCAGCGCATCATCACCCACCATAGACCTAACAGGATCGTAAGCCTCGGGCCAATCATGGACTAACTTGTTGGGATATTTACGCCAGTACCCGACAGTACCTTTTCGTGTGTACTTAAGCATTGAACGCACCTTGATTCTGCAATGACCACTGCGTGAACGCAGGTGCCTTCGCCAGATCCTTGTCGCGCTTGTAGGCCAGCTTGACAGTCAACGTCTGCACATCGCCGGGGCATTTCTGCAAGAACTTCCAAGCGTTGTCAAAGTTAGACTTGTCGAGCCGCGTAGCCAGACCCATAGCCACACAATAGAGCACGTTCAACTTCTCGGGCACTTCTGTTGCCTTGCCCTCCAGAATGTCATCAATGCGCGGCATCTCACCGTAGACTCGCAGGTGCGCCTCAAACGCAATGCCAGCCTCCTCGCCCACATCGCCCTTGATAAGCTCGGGCCTTACTTCTTCTGGCAAATTAAGTGACAGCATATCTGACACAGCAAACCACGAACGTGGCGTAGGGAACGGCTTGATCTCGCCGCCGGTAGGCTCAAACTTGTGCAGGTAGTCGGGCCGGTCGCGCAGGAATGATAGAACCTCGGGCCGTATGTCCTGAGTGATAGCGTGCTCCTCAAAGTCCTCAAGCACACTGACCACTTCAACCTGATTAAACCTGTTAAGTAACGGGCCACCAATGTTGTACGTTACACCACGGTCAGACTTCTGGTTGCCAGCGGCAATAATCATCCAGCCCTCTGGTACGCCAAAGTCTTCCGGTGTCAGCACAAGCTGGTAAGCCGCCGCCTGTATCGACTGCGGTGCCGACGTTATCTCATCAAGAAAGATGATGCCGCACCCGTCTTGCGGGAGCGTGTCGAACCGACACCATGTAGCGATCTTGTTCGCCATATCAGCCGCAGGGATACCGCGCAAGTCGGTAGGCTCCATCTGACTCAAGCGGATGTCTACCACACCGCGCCAATCATCTACCTTGTCTTGCAGGTAGCTACTGGCTTGGAACACCACCTGAGACTTGCCGATACCCGCAGGGCCAAGCAAAAACAACGCACGCTTGCGAACTTTAGGGTCGAGGTAACGCTTTACGATAACGGGAGTTACATGTTTGATACGCATAATTGTGTCCTCCAAGGACGTAAGTAAACAACAAGTTAGTAATAAGTTTTAATCCCACGGGATTAATATTCCGTTTCCGTAGCCAACTCTATCTCCGCATGTTCTGCTACGGAGAGAGGTTGGAGGTGTAACCGACTGTAGCGATCAGGCTTAGCTCGCTCAAAGCCACAGCCGGTATCATAGGAGCTATCAAGCGGTACAGCATCCGCAAGTAGCTCCAATACTTTACACGCCGACTCGTAGGGCAACATATACCCAGAGGACGGCGCTATGACGATTGCTCGCTTCATGCGAACTCATCCGCAAACATATCGTCAATCTCAGCCATCAGACTGCGTGACGGATCAGGCTCCAGAGGCGCGAATTCATCCTTATTGGAGTCTTCCCCGGTTTCAGGCAGCGCTACTACGTTGTCATTAGTGGGTTCTGGCTCGTCACCGGACAGCATCGCTGTGATCTGGTCACTCCAGCTAACAATCTGAGAACAAGTCTGCGTCTTGATACTCAATCCACTACGCAACTGAGCGGGAGTCGGCAGTGCCGATCTCAACTCACGCGCAAACGTGATGTACTCCGTAGGCAGTACGCTGTCGCCAAAGTCGATAATCTTCTGACACTCATCCAGCACGTTGTTCACTGTAGAGTCACGGAAGATAGCCGGTTTAGTCTCGACAACCACGCCGTTGTCATCCTTGATCTCACGATCCGGTTCGCTGAGTTTCGTCCTCAACTTATCCAGCGTTTCCTGCAACGCCATGAGCGGAGCCTTCGCCAGATCCGCGTATTGCTCACGCATGGAGTCAGCCGTCAACTTGCGTAACTCATCAAGCTCATCTTCCTGCATCTGCACGCGAAAGTCGTTCTCGTCAGTCACCTGCCGGTACAAGAACTTGAGGGAAAACTGATCCTTCAACTCCTCAACGCTGGGGTAGATGTCTGCGTCAAACAGCGAACCCAACTCACGTTGAGCCTCCAGCATGACGTTAGACCAGTTATTGAGGAACGCAGTAACAGCCTGCTCAAACTCCAATTCGATCTTGCCAGCATCCTGCGCAAATTCCATAAAGCGCGTAGACGGGAGCAAGAACTCGTTGCGGTTCCACAGGTACGTATCCCTACGGACGAACGATCTGGCTCGCGAGCACAGTCGATCTATGGGTGCCATCAAGTGCTTGGGGTACAAGCTCTTAACAAACCGGCCCGCGTCAGACGCGGCATTGTGAGCGACAGCAACACCGTCAGATACAACACGATCTGTACGCTCTTTGGTGGGTTGATTAATGCTGACCGACACGATCAGCGCGTTAGTTTTGATAGACATAACTAAGTCTCCTGAATAATAGTTTGTGCTTGAATAAGTTTTACACCCGATTCCTCGGGCAAGTAATCAACTAAACGATTAACGCCGACAGTCTGGAGCAACTGGATTAGAGCCGCTTGACCCTGACTGTTGTTGTAATCATCGTATATCTGGTCAACGACTGCAAGTATCAGATCATCCTTAGATAGCAGGGAGAACTGTGCAGGTTGCGATACATACGTCATAGGGATATACCTCCTTAATCCCGTGGGATTAAC